GCCGACTATCTGTCGGCGGGTGCGCGTATGGCAGAATAACAATTTGAAAAATAACTCAAAAACAAACTTGAAATAATACTCATAAGAAAGGCTAGATAAATATGTCAGATATCCCATTAGGTAAAAGACCCGAATCAAAATTAAAACTCATTGATGAGGTGACCGACCTCAGAAAACGTATCACGTTCGAACTAGAACAGTCATTTGGATTCTCTCAGAAGATTCTTGAATCAAGAATCAACGAGCAGATCAAAAGATACCCGAAAAACCAGAGAGAAGAAGTACACGACAGAATTTTGGAAATGGAAATAGAATTCGGATGTTGGTTTATTGAGCGGGAAAGAGATAGGGTTGCAGATCATTGCTGTGGGATTGTAACAAATCTCAAAAGAGCTAACACTATTGTACCGATGTATATGTCGGAGTATGAATTAAGAAGAGCATTGGTGTCTGATGCGAGGTCATACTGCGCTGCGCTGGAGGATGAGCTGCAGTATATAGCGGAATCAATTCCTGCTGACAAAAACAAATTCACCAAGCTGCAAGATAAAGTTAGCGAGATGTTTAACAAAATTACTAGCCTTAGAAAATCAGATAACAGATTCCTGAAAGGAATCGAAGCTCGGGCATCATCTGTATCCGCCTCCAACTTCGCTAATGTGAACGACAACGGCAATGCGAACTACAACAACGCGTCCAACTCGAATGGTGTGCGCCCCGATTTCTTATCTGCACAAGATCTGCGCAAGGGCAGGTGCAGCACTAAGAAAGGAGATGGTGTCCGTCCTGGTGGAAACCAGGTAAATAAAACAACCGCTACGACTCCGGTTACGACCGATGAATCTAAGGAGCGGTTTAAACCTTGGTAAAGTTATATGATGCCAATTACATATATACAGCCGCAGATAAATCCATGCGAAGCAGTAAGTTCAAGTATGGTACTCAGAACTTTCGTATGCATCAACTCACAGAAACATCAGCTTTGCAGAAGGAATTGATGAGCGGGACATATGAGCCTCAAGAAGGGGTTAAATTCCCGATAAAAGAACGCGGGCACGATAGGTTTATTACATCAGACAAGATGAGAGACAAAGCTGTTACTCATCTGATCTGTGATGAATATGTGGATCCAAGCATCAGTAAATATTTGATTTATGACAACTCTGCAAGCCAAAAAGGAAAAGGCATAGGGCACTATAGAAAAAGATTTGATGTACATCTTAAGAGGTACATCAAAGAATCTGGTACAGACGGATGGATACTGTTTATGGATTATTCGGGATTCTATCCGAATCTTCATCACGATATCTGTATAGATACATTAGAAAAATTCATCCGGAGAAAGTTTGGAGATACAGAAGAGACTGCCGCAGTAATGGCGGTCGTCAGAAAACTGTTCAAGAAATTTGAAAAGGATGTAAGCAGATTTTCCGATGAAGAAATAGAACAGATGTATCGGACTAAAATATCACCCACCATGAATATGGATGTGGATCCTAAACTTATGACGGGTGAAAAGTATCTTAGAAAAGGCGTGGACATAGGGAATCAGTTATCTCAGAATGTTGGGATACTGGTTCCTTATTTAGTAGATAACTATGTAACCATCGTCAGAGGATGCAGGTACTACGGACGATATACGGATGATTCAAGAATTATCCATCAATCGAAAGAGTTTCTGATGGATGTATTTAAGGGCATTCAGGAAATAGCCGAACAGTGCGGACTGATCATAAACAAAAAGAAAACGAAGATCGTGAAGTTATCAAGATTCTTCAGACATTTACAGATAGGGTATTACACTACCGAAACAGGCAAGATCTATAAAAGGATATCGCCAAAAACTCTCAAGCGAGAAAGAGATCGTTTGAAGGCCCATAAGCGGCAGATGGATATCGGAAAAATACCATACAGCACAGTCGAGGATTGTTTCAAATCCTGGATCGGAACTCAGTGGAAGTACATGTCGAGACGCCAGATATCGAATATGGGAGAACTATATAAATCATTATTTGGGAGGTTACCAAAGTGGAAGAAAAAACATTCAAGGTTACACTGGCTGATGGCTCATCCTATGCAGGATGCAAGCAGAATGGAAGTTACTACGTGACGAAAAAGAAAATCACGGAGGCAAGTTTTGACGGCAAGCTTTCAAGCGTCGTTATCGAGGATTCAGAGGGAAACACCGAATCGCACACAAATATGGAACTGATCGCAGTCCTTCCTCTTGATGGCGGGTACGGATTTGCTCTGAGAGATATGACTGCTGCCGAGATCGAGAAAGCGGAACTCACAGAGAAACTTGAAAATGCAAACACTGCCATCGCAGAGCTTTCTGAAATGATGGCTGCAATGATGGGTTAAGGAGGGAATGGATATGGTATTAACAGAGAATTCAGGACTTGTAAAGATTTGGTGCCAGAGAGTAAGAGATAACAAGGCGACACTCGAGGATGTCCCTAAACTCTTCAATCTGAAAGACGTAGTTACTGAGATCATTGAGAGAGAAAGAGCAGAAACATCAGGCGAGGCATAAAAAGTGGAATTAAAAGATAATTTTAAATGTCATTACAGGAGAGGCGACGGCAGGTGTGGAAGGGATGCCTGCCGGTGCGCTCCACAGAAATGCGATAAGCGTTATAGCTGCGTACATTGCACATCCAGCATCATTCCGTTATCTCAGGAGCCATGCGCATCCTGTTATTTCAGGGATAAGGAAAGCATGAGACTATTCGCACTTCAGGTAGAAAAGAAGAAATGAAACCACAATGGGGAGGAAAAAATATGATCAAACAAAAATTATGCACACTAATAGGACTTATGGGAAGCGCAATGGCGTCACTGATGGGAGGATGGTCTGCGGCTTTAACGTATTTAATGCTTGCTATGGTCATTGATTACGGGAGTGGACTTATCGTTGCCGGAGTTTTTCATAACTCCAAAAAAACGAAGAATGGCGCCCTGGAAAGCCGGGTAGGCTGGAAAGGCTTGTGCAGAAAGGTATTCACGCTATCGTTCATCGTGGTTGCAAGAGGCATAGATGTTTATCTGGGTGTTGATTACGTCAAAAATGCAGTAATTATCGGTTTTTTTACAAATGAGGTAATCAGCATCGTAGAAAACATGGGGCTTATGGGAGTACCTATGCCGGCGATTGTGTCGAAAGCAGTAGACCTGCTCACGTCTAAATCAAGCGAAAAAAGAGATAATTAAAACAGTGATTAGACGTAAGTCTTAATCATATATAACCATTGACAGCCTGTCACATTAACGTGATGGGCATTTTTATTAAGGAGGCTAATTATGGCTGTAAAATCAATGAAAATCGTACCAAATGACAAGGGAGTTGATGAGGTAATCAACCCTAAGCACGTAAAGGTTAAGGCAAAAAATGAGCCGGAGATCGGAAAGGAGACAACCGAGAGCAATATGCCAAATGGCGATGCACCTAAAGGCAACTCAAGTGATTCTGTACTTGGCCATTGATAAGGAGGTGATCCTATATCTCGGAGCTGTCCGTCAAACAGCATGATAATACTGATAAATGTTTGAGCGTAGCAGGACACCCCACACTGCTACGCTTTTTAAAAAAGGAGCATAGACCATGCAGACCAGTCAGAGAGGCATAGAACTATTAAAAGAATTTGAAGGATGCTCATTAACGGCATACTGGGACTATAAAGGATACAGCATTGGTTATGGTCATCTCGGGGCAGTTAAGGGGCAGACCATAACGAAAGCACAGGCAGAAGCATTACTTAAATCGGATCTTCCATCATACGAGAGCAAAGTATCAAAGTATGACGGTGTATATCATTGGAATCAGAATGAGTTTGATGCACTTGTATCCTACTGCTATAACATCGGATCAATAAAAGGGCTTGTAGACGATGGCAAGCGCACAAAAGCGGAGATTATAGCAGACTGGACTAATCACGATATGGCAGGCGGAACTCATCTGAAATCTTTAAAGGAGCGCAGGATAAAAGAGCTCGAATTATTCACGGAGGC